ATCCGTATCACCGATGACTGACGAGGTGCGCCGCGACCTGAAGGAAGAGCGCGACAGCGAGACATGGTGGGCAATGTACGACACTATCCTAGCAGAGCTGGAAGCTGCCGATGAAGTCATGGAGCCAATGACGATGCTGGCCGAAGTCGAGCGCCGCCTCCGCAATGGCTGACATCATCTACCACGTATGGGCAGCTTGCATCATCGCTGTTGTTTTGCTGGCATGGCGTAGGAAATAGTTTGCGCAATACATTGTTCTGTGCCATGATTTGTGTTCTGAATTCTGTTGTGGTGATGGTTTCAGAGAAGAACGGAAGACCCATGTGGTCGAAGCAGAGTTTCGCAATGCCAGTCATCCGTTCTGGTTTTCCGATCACCGCCTCTGTTTCGACCACATGGGTTTTTTTATGAATGTTTTGCAATACCTGCAAACTAAATACAAGGCAGAAGTGCCTATGTCTATTACCAAAGCTGAAGCTATAGCTTTTGGTATTCCTTATCCACTTAAGCCAGGTTGGCTAGCGAAGCATGGCCCGCGTGAAGTTACGCCGTACATGATGGGAAAAATTAAGGCAGGGCTGGAAGCAAAAGCTAAAAAACGTGCAAAGAAAGGCAAGTCACTTTCGCATTATCACAGTGCTGCGCTTGATATCATCATTGGGAAAAGTGGTCCTGTGAGTTACCCAAGAATTGCTGCTTATGTGCCGCCTCCAGCTCAACCACCTAAGCAGCGATACGTGGACCCGAACAGTCCTGAATTCTTGACGAGTTATGCATGGCGTACTTTGCGCATGCAAGCATTGAAACTTTACGGCGCAATATGCATGTGCTGCGGCGATTCTCCGCAAAACGGCGCAGTAATGAATGTAGACCATATCAAGCCTCGTAAGCATTTTCCAAATCTTGCTTTGGATATTGATAATCTTCAAATACTTTGCGGAGCTTGCAATCAAGGTAAGTGCAATTGGGATGAAACAGATTGGCGTCCCACCGAACCAGATGGAGAGTGTTACGACCCACTGGACCAAGTTAAAGAATTTTTGAAAGGGTTTTGAAATGAAGCCAACCAAAGAGGAAATAGCCGAGCGCCTCGATAAAGACAAAGCACGGCGTGAGGAAAGGCCAACGGATATCTGGCGGCCAACTATCACAGAACGCGAAGCCGCAGAAAGAAAGAAACAGATTGACCGGGGAGAGCTTCCCTTCTAGAATTACTGCACCAACCAAGTTTAACCAACGCAACCACCAAGGAAACCATGAGCATACCTACCCTCATTATGGGCGAATCCGGCACCGGCAAGTCAACTAGCCTACGCAATCTGGACCCGTCCAAAACGCTGCTTATCCAAGCAGTGAAAAAACCCCTTCCGTTTCGCTCCGCCAATTGGGCAGGTCACGTCTATGTGACCGACAACAGCGATAAGATTTGCAAAGCAATGCAATCGACTAAGGCCGACATCATCATCATTGATGATTTCCAGTACACGCTTGCAAACGAGTTCATGCGCCGCGTTACAGATCAGGAAAGCGGCAACGGCGCATTCGCCAAGTATAACGAAATCGCCCGTAAGGCGTGGGACGTGTTCATGGCTGCATCTTCGCTCCCTGAGCATAAGCGCGTGTATATCCTGAGCCACACTAGCACTGACGAAGCTGGCAAAACCAAGATCAAAACCATCGGCAAGCTGCTGGACGAGAAAATCGTTCTGGAAGGCCTTGTAACCATCGTTCTGCGCACGCTGAAGATTAACGACCAATATGTGTTTGCGACCCAAAACAGCGGCAGCGACACCACCAAATCGCCTCTCGGTCTGTTTGCTGAAGACCATATCGAGAACGACCTAGCCGAAGTGGATCGCGCCATATGCGAATACTACGGCATCACCAACCTTAACCAGGACGCCAACCATGTACAACCTTGATCCAAACCTTGCAAAAAAAGCCGATGTGATCGGTGCTTATATCCAAGAATCCGGCAAATACGTCGGTACTTTTCTACGCGCTGAAAAGCTGACAAGTGCCAAAGCTGGCACCGACGGTATCGGCTTCAGTTTCAAGGACGACAGTGGTCGCGAATGCCGTTTCGACATCTGGACTCGTAAAGCAGACGGCACGGAGTTGTCCGGGCTGAATCAGATCAACGCCATGATGGGCTGTCTGCAAGTGCGCACCATGAAACCGGTGATGATGAACGTCAAGAAGTGGGATAACGATGCGCGCACCGAAACCCAGCAAGACGCGGAATGCTTCGCTGAGCTGATGGGTAAGCGCATTGGTCTGCTGCTGCGCATGGAAGAATACGACAAGATGGAAGGTGGCCAGAAAACTGGCGCTACCGGCTGGCGCGTGGGCTTGTTCGCTGTCTTCCAGGCCGATACCGAACTGATGGCCTCGGAAATCATGGGCCGCAAGACGAAGCCTGAAGCGCTTGAGAAGGTTATCGCCATGCTGGCCGACAAGCCGCTTAAGAAGGCTGCTGGCGGAAGCGCGTCGTATAACAGCAACAGTCGCCCAGCGACTATGGATGAAATGGATTCAGATATCCCGTTTTAATTAGAATCGTTATACAATAGTTGCTTCTTAGGAGGCAACATGGCCAATTCAAAAATCTGCTTTAAATGTTCAAAACATCTGCCATTGACTGAGTTCTATAAACATCAGGCAATGGCAGATGGGCATCTTGGCAAATGCAAAACTTGCACAAAATCTGATGTTGCCGAGCATAGATTAAATAATCTAGAAAAAATAAGGCAATACGACAGAATTAGAGCGAAATATCCAGAAAGAGCAAAGTATTGCGCAGAAATAACTAAAGCATGGAGATCTTCAGATAAAAGAATTATGCAATGCCATAGCAAAGTTGCGCGCGCTGTAAAAAACGGAATATTGGTACGACAGCCATGTGAAATTTGTGGATCTGAAAAATCAATTGCTCATCATGAGTCATACAATCGTCCACTTGACGTTAGATGGCTTTGTGAGCCACATCATAAAGAACGGCATAAGCAAATGGTCTTGGCCGATATTGATCCACTTTCGGAGGAATAATGCTAGACCTATCCACCCTATCGCAAGAAATGCTTATAGCACGTGGGAGCTACGCAACTGTAAGGTCGGCACATGAAGATAGTAAGAAGCAGCTCCAAATCCACTGTGGGCAGCTTGGCAGCGTTGCAGCGCAGGTTCTGCGGGCTATGCAGCCTGACAACGATGGTGAGCCGGCAGACATTGATGGGTTGCTTGCTGCTGGGCATAACGCACTGAATTTAATGGAGATGATTTCGATGCAAATCCAGTCGCTTGCTGCTCAGCGCGCCGAACTCAAGCCGATTGCGTGGCCTAGGAAGTAGCCATGCCATTGCCATCTAACACACAAGTAACCACAGCCCCTGGCAAGTCGTGTAGGGGCTGTATCTGGGAGAATGAGCATTCATCGGTCTGCCACGAGGTAGCGCGTGTGGCTAGGCTGGCAAAATTGCCAGATTGTGAGTATTCCAACCTAATCTACGTGCTAAAGCCCATTGATGAGCGGCAGCTAGAACTAATTGAAGGAGAAAAAACATGAAACATACGCCGGGACCGTGGGAATATCGGACTATTGATGATTCGATAGGTGGCATTGATGATTCCGATGGAAATCCTATCGGACAATCATTTCAAGTTAAGGGCGATGTAAAAGGTGAAAATAGAATAGCAAATGCAAAGTTAATGGCATCTGCCCCTGATCTTTTGCAAGCTGCTAGTGGAGCATATGCTCGGCTTCTGGAAATCGGACAATACGATGCTCGACATACACTGCAAGGTCAGCAGGAGCTTGCAAGGCTGCGCGATGCTATCGCAAAGGCTGTCGGCCGCGATAATCAAGAAATCCAAGATGAATTTGAGACACGTAAAATCATGAGGAATCCAGAATGACCCTAGCCGAACTGATGCAACTACGCAGCGACCGAGACAACGGAGTGCTGCTCTGCCGCAAGACGATTGACGCGCTGATTGACCATGCGATTGCGCGGGAGAAGCAGCCAGTAGAGGTGGAGCGGGGTGCGCTGTCTTTCGGCTATGAAGGCGGTTGCGCATACACAAGCGAAATTGGTGGATCGGTGTCTTTGCATTACCAAACTGGCGAGCAAGCCGAGGCCGCATTTGTCGCAATCACTGACATCATTGATGCTGCAATCACCTCTACCAAGGAGTAATCTAATGGAACCGACAACGAATGAAGAATGGGCGGCACTGTGCCGTGCGCAGATCGAGACGATAGAGCGCCTGGCCACCGCCAAGAACACCGCCGAGCAGCGCGTAGCCGAGCTGTCGAACCTGCTGGTGGTCAGCGAGGTTGCGCGGGCGGCGATTCCCGCGCAAACGGGAACGCCAGCGGTGACGGTGGATAGCATCGAAAGCAAATTTTCTCAGTTCTGGAGTTACATGTTCGCATGGGGTAACGCAACGCCCGGTGAAGACGCAGACAAAAAAGCAGACGAGATTGTCAAATACATCAATGCCCACACCGCGCAAGCAGTGGCGGCAGCACGCGAAGAAGGTAATACGCAGGGCTGGGTAGAGTGTGAGGCTGATATGCAGCCGGAATTTGATGCAAAACTGGCTGCCAAGCAAGCCGAGATTGACCGCCTGATGCTGGAGTTCTGCCCTGCTG